ACGAATGCGGATGCCATCGAAAAAATTTTCTCTGAGCCGGCACTTATATAAAGTGTGCCAAGTGCCGAGTGCCGCTGGGTAATATTAATGCCAGCGGCCAACACTCGTGACTTCAGCTTCGATGGGAGATTTGCGTTCCTCACTTATCCACGCTCTGGGGGACTCACGCCCGAACGGCTACGAGATTTCCTCACACTCGATCTCGGTGCTGACGGAGTTCACATTGTCCGCGAGTTGCACGCTGACGGGACTCCTCACCTTCATGCTCTGGTACGATGGCCCACTAGGAGAAGATTTTCCGGGAGTCGCGTGTTCGACTGCGACGGTCGACATCCCAATGTTACTAAGCCTCGTTCCACGAAGCATGTGGCCGACTATATCGCGAAGAGTGGTGTGGAGAACGTCCTATCCACTTTTCTGCCAGGTGAGCTCGACGACGAACGAGTTGGTTCCAAGTGGAGCGAGCTGCTGCGCTGCGAAAGTCAACGAGATTTTCTTGGGAGAGCTGAAGAACTCTGTCCTCGAGAGTTTGTGCTCTACCACGAGCGACTACTTGCGTTTTGCGCTCAACGCTTCGGTCGAACCGACGAGCCCTATTCAGGAAGAAGACGATGCGAGTTCAGAGAACCTGAGTCCCTTCGACAGTGGGTCTCCGGCTCCTTAGAGGTACTGTAGTGGCGTCGTGCCGGGGGGGCCCCAGTCCCCTCCCTCCTCGTTAATATATCCTCTCATGCCTATTGTCTAATGATCAAGTGCCCTCGTGTAGAACGACCAAGAGCGCTTATCTTGGTTGGAGAATCTCGATGGGGGAAGACTCAATGGGCGCGATCTCTTGATGAGAACCACATCTACATGTGCAACCTGTTCTCGTCCGACGCGATACGCAAAGGCGTTACCGGACCAATCATACTCGACGATATCAACTTCAAATTTTTCCCACATTGGAAAGCAGTCATCGGTGCTCAACGAGACTGGTACGTTACCGACAAATACCGACACAAAATACGAGTGGAAGGAGGATGGCCAGCCATCATCTGCTGCAACGAAGACAATGACCCTCGCGGAGCTCTTTCCGGAGCTGAACTTAGATGGATGGCTCTAAACTCAAAAATAGTAGAACTAACAGGGCCTTTATTTTAAGGATCTCGGAAATAAATACTGATACGGTAATCAAGCTCTGCAATACTGGTGGTGACGTTGTTCTCTGCGTTGGTATCTGCAATTGCCTGAATCACCAAATAATGAGTACCCCACTTGAAATTGGTTCCTGATGCTAGAGAGGCCTCCGTCGGATCAACGATTTGCATAGTCTTATTGACAGGGAAGTATAGATCGAAGGGAGTAGGGATCGTGGTATTGATCTCATCGCCGACGTTACCGGAAGGATTGACGGTAATGTAATACGTACGAATGACCTTGCAGTTAGTCCTATCGAATGGAATAACGTTGAAATTACCAACAAAACCGGGAGTACCGATAGCCTCAAATAGACGAGGCATACTCTCTGGGGCTGCTACGGCAACACCTGCAGTTTGAGTAAGGGCCGAAGTCGTGCCCGAATTCATCTCGAGGAAGCCGGTACCTAGAGTACCAGTACCAACGGTAACCTGTTGGCGGGAATAAACATGGCTGACACGAAGAATAGCACCGTTCCGGTTAGCAGAAAACTGACTGAGAGCGACCTGACCTCTGAAATTAAATCCCTTGAAATAGAAGGAATTTCCAGCAAATTGATCGTCTTCGAGACCCTGAGCGAGAGAGGCAGGAATATTACGAAGATAAGTAACACGTGATGTTCCATCGCTACCGCGAAGAGCAATAGTCGCCTGATCTGGGTTGTCCTGTTTCTTAGCCTCAGCAGTACGGCGAATCACACGGCGAACAGCCTTGGTGAAACGACGCTTGCGGAATGGAACGCGTTTGCGGAACCTGGAACGCCGTACAAAACGACGTCTACGCCTAAAACGGGTACGTCCTCTACGACTACGGAATGCCATATTACGATTTTGAGAAATGCGCAGTCGCTTAGAAGGGGGAGCTTCGCCTACTAAGGAAAGTTTCCTTTTTCGTCCTTCGATGGAAGCGTCTAATTTGCTGATGAACGGATATGAGGCTGCAGTTACAGCCAATCCGACAGCAGGATAAACGAATGCGGATGCCATCGAAAAAATTTTCTCTGAGCCGGCACTTATATAAAGTGTGCCAAGTGCCGAGTGCCGCTGGGTAATATTAATGCCAGCGGCCAACACTCGTGACTTCAGCTTCG